CTAAAAACGCACTTTGAGAATGACCCAATAATCAACACCGTGACTCAAGGCGACATCTTTGAAATCGACTTGGCAAAACAGACCATCTTTCCACTTGTGCATTTGATTGTCAATACCGCAACATTTGAGGGCAACGTGATTAGGTTCAATATTTCAATTCTTGCGATGGATATTACGGACATATCAAAAGACGAAAGTCCAAATAAATTCGATGGAAACGATAACGAACTTTGGGTACTTAATACAATGCTATCCGTTCAAAACAGATGCTACGAACTTTTAAGGAGAGGCGATTTATACAGCGATAAGTTCCAAGTAGACGGCAACGTAACTTGTGAGCCTTTTACTGAGCGCTTTGAAAACAAGCTCGGCGGTTTCACAATGACATGCGACATATTAATCCCTAATGACATGACTATTTGCTAATGGCTGAATTTGAATCCATACAAGACGTGTTAAATGACTTCCGAGATAATGTCATCCGAGAGGCAAAGAGCAACCTTTCGAGTCAGAACACATCAGGTAGGTTGAGAGATAGCCTTAAATCAACCGTAAAGGAATCAAAGAACTCAATACAAGTTAGTTTTGAAATGGAGGAATACGGTTTCTACCAAGATAGGGGAGTGCAAGGTAAAAAAAGCGGTAAGAGTTTAGATGGATACAAATACACGAACAAGATGCCGCCGCCTAAAGCATTTGATAAGTGGGGAGTTCGTAAAGGAATTGCACCAAGAGATAAGCAAGGCAAATTCATAAAGAGAAAGAGCCTTAATTTTTTGATTGCTCGAAGCATATTTGAAAAGGGAATAAAACCAACTCTATTCTTTACAAAGCCATTTGAGAAGTTTTTCAAAAGGTTGCCTGATGAATTAGTGGATAAATACGGTTTAGAAGTTGCAAACCTATTTGACCAAATAACAAAAGAAAATTTTAAAAGATTAAGCAAATGAGTACAAAATGCGCAAGGTCGCCATACATTATTGAGATTGATGAAACTAACCAAACAGAAACTAAGGTTAAACTATATTTGTCAAACACAGGAAGTTTTACATCAGACCCTCAATATACATTGAGCAAGAAAATACCATCTTCTAATATTACTGCAACTTATTACAATATATCGCCTTATGTAAGAGAGTATTTTACCTTTACAACCTTTCAAAATATATACAATACTTACGATACTGCAATCAACACAAACTTTATTGTTAATTATAAGATTGAAAAATTTAAAACAATTGGAGGTACTGAGTCATCTGCTGGAACTGAAACAGGTCAATTTATGGATGCTTACATTGATTATATGCAAGGTGCAAATGTTATAAATTTTACAAAAGTTGGTCTTGATTCTGGAACGTATTTTTATAATTATGATGCAAATGTAAGCGCATCATTACCGCATGCTATGACAGGCACTATTGATGCAGATATTGAAAATTCATCTTATTTTATACGTTACACAAATTTAAGAACTAACGTTGATACTGACATAGCATATTCTGCATCAGGAATAAGAACTTTTCCAAGAGTACATCATACAAACTTAGCAGATGGCAACAGGTTGCGTTTAATGAGCAATACTACGGTTCAATACCAAGCGTTTTTTAAGCCTGTATGCGAACCAAAATATTCACCCGTAGTAATTGACTTTATAAATAAGTTTGGCTCATGGTCAAGGATATTTTTTCAAAAGGCAAAAACACGGAACATTGAAGTTAAAGCAGATAGCTACAAAGCAAATCCAGCTTCAATACCATATAGTCCAACTGCACAAGGTCAAGTAAGAGAATTTAATACAACAGGTAAAGAGACTATAAGATTAAACACAGGTTTTGTAAACGATGGATATGCAGAATACATTCAACAACTCTTGTTAAGCGAAAAGGTTACTTTATTAGATTATGAATCCAATGTTTTATATCAACCTGTAAGAGTAAAAAGCAAAAGCTTAAAAAAGCAAACAGGATTAAATGACGGTACAATGAATTATACGCTTGACTTTGAATTTGCCTTTGACATAATTAACAATGTAATTTGATGCGAACGGTACAAGTATATATTGAAGGGCAAAAACTTGACTTGTTTGATGACGAGCAAATCAAAGTAACATCTATACAGCAAAACGCCCAAGACATAAATGCTGTTTTAACCGACTTCTCGCAATCTTTTACGGTGCCAGCAAGCACAAACAATAATGCAATATTCAATCACTTTTATCAAAATGATGTAAGCCAAACAATAGACCAAAACATTCGGAGAGCTGCATTTATTGAGATTGATTTAACTCTATTCCGCAGAGGCAAAATATCTTTAGAAAAAAGCGAAGTAAAAAACAATAAGCCTTACAGCTATCAAATTACTTTTTACGGAGACGTTACAAGCTTAAAAGATACTTTTGGGGAATCTAAGCTTGCCGATATTACAACCTTAACAAGTACGGATTTCAATTATACAAGCGCAAATGTAAGCCAAAGAATTACAGACGATGCAACAGAACAGCCAATAAGATTCCCATTGATAGTAGGAAGGAACGTAACCTATGAAGACGGAGCAAGCACAGACATAAGCCAAACAGGCAGCAATTCAATAGCCTATAATGAATTATTTCCAGCTATTGCGGTATTTCAAATATTCAATGCTTTGCAGCAATTATACAGCATTACTTTTACAGGCTCATTTTTAAACAATGAGCGATTTAGAAAAGCGTACCTATATTGTCAAAATGCGGAAAACTTTATTTTTTACACCAGTCCTAAGCTAATTGAATTTAATAATTTGTCTCAGGATCCAAACAATGCAAACACGACATTATTAGCCACAGATTTTTTTGACAGCGCAACAGATGTACTAACTCTAAACCCTTATAATGTTGCAGATACTTTTCCACCTACTTTACCAGCAAATGCAGAAATAGTACAAGCGTTACATGAGATAAATGTGCAAATCACTAACGTTGGTAGTTTAGATACAATAACAGATGTTTACAGAAACGGTCAATTAGCCTACACTTATGATACGCAAAATTTTAGCATTAACATACTTAACGAAAATGTAAATACAAATGACCAATATCAATTTTTTGTAAGGGCCACGGATGCTGTTAACCTAACGGTAAAAATAACATATAGGCAGAGAGTTTTATTTATTTCGGGAACAGGTCCAGGAAGCTTTTTTGAAAGAAACAATTTTTTTACTTCTTTGGAAACCGTTGCATTGGACGCTAATTTTAGCGTACTGAGTTATATGCCAGATATGAAGATTGTAGATTTTTTCAAAGGCATATTGCAAATGTTCAATCTAACTTGCTACGGAACCGCGGAAAATGTTTTTCAAGTTGAGCCTTTGGATGATTGGTATGGCAAGGGCGCTTTAGTAGATATTACCCAATACACGGATATAAAAAGCACCAAGATTGACAGGATTAAATTATTCAAAAATATCAGCTTCAAATATCAACAAAGCGAGTGCGCAACAAATGAAGCTTTTAGAGGATTGTCAGGAGGCAGAGAATACGGTAATCGAAGCGCATTATTTCCTTACGATGGCGGAGAATATAAGATAGACTTGCCTTTTGAGAACATGATGATGCACAAGTTTACTAATGCGGATTTACAAGTTGGTAAGCGCATAAAGACGGACGGCTCAACATATATAACAAAGCCTTTAGTAATGTATCAATACAATACAACAAACGCTGGATGGCGTTTAAATGAGGGCTCAGGTGTTACCAATATGTCCAACTATATACCCTTTGGTCAAGATTTATTAATAGGCACAACAGATGTAACGCTAAATTTTAATGCGGATATTAGTACCTTTTTATTAATTCCTGTGCAAGATACTTTGTACCGTTTATATTACGAGCCTTATTTGTTCAATTTATACAATCTTAAAAATAGACGGACAAGCGTTAAAACTAATTTACCGATAAGCTTACTAACATCTTTGCAATTAAATGACCGTGTTATTATAAGGGATAAACGATTTATGATTGAAAGCATGAACAGCAACCTAAACACTGGAGATGTTGAACTTGTTTTAATAAATGATTTCAAAGACCTTTTAGCAGACGGTGGTTCAAGTTCAGACGTTATTGTTCCTGATAACAATGCTCAATGTTTATTTGTAGATATTTTATTTCCTAATGGAGTTGTAAGCGCAACCGTAACAACAACATCGAGCGGCGTAACAATTACGCCAAGCACTTTAACAAGCGAGGGTAGGGTTGAGGTTTGTTTGCCAGCAAATGGAGTAACTGATTTAATAGTAACGGAAGACGGCGCCAACAACATAACAACGGATGAAATAGGATCGCAATCAACAAAACAATTAAGAACCGAAGGCTTATCCGATGCTGGAATAATTTTACTTGTGACATATACATTTGCAAATGGTAGTACGGCGGCAAGCCAAATTTTAATTCAACAACAAGGATAATGCTAAAGAACATAATTGACTTATTACAAATAGACGATTTCTACGACGGAAACCATGACGTCCAGGTAGCAAAAGGCTTGTACAATTTAGAGAAAGGGATAAAGGGAATTTTTAAACAACAAAAGAGAATGGCTATTCTCAAAAAAAAGAATTCAGAACA